CCTCGCCGGGAAAACTGTTTGAGGCTTGATTTCTGACTCCTGATTCCTGCTTCCTGACTCCTACTGCGAGACTTCCCCGATCACTTCGTTGACCTTGTCGATCAGGGCCTGGCGGGCGGCTTCGGCGGCGATTCTCAGGCCGGCTTGGCGCCATTCTTCTTTGCGGCCGGGGCCGGCCAGGTGGGCGTACTGGGTCGGGTTCTGGTACACGGTCTTGCCTGTGGTGCGGCCCATCAGGCGGTTGAGCAGGCCCTTGGCTCGGACCTTTTTGATACCAATGGCGCGCGCGAACTTCGTCATTTCGCGCTGCTTGGTTTTCTTGTTCCTCTTGAAGCCGGTGCGGGGGCCGATGACGAGAATAACGACGCCCGAATTCCGGTAGGTCTTGGCCTTGGCGCCCAAGGCCTTGCGGAGGAGGTCTGGGACCAGGCGGGGATCGGTGGACTTGCGGATCTTGGGCCGCATGGCCTTCAGGATCACGCGGCCGGCCGCAGCCAGGCCTTTACGCGTGGCCTGCTTGCGGAGCTTGTCGTCGAGAGTGGCCAGCTTGGCGAAAGTGGCCTCCAGGCCTCGGAGAGTTACGCTGGCCTTCAGGCCTTTTACTTCGGCCATGTCCTTAATCTCGCGCAAAGACGCAAAGCCGCGAAGAGTACAGGCCTTAGCGCCTTGGCGGCTTTGCGCGAGACTACACCGCTTCGCGGCACAGGCAGATCATTTCGCGGTTGCGTTCCTCCACATTGAGCACCAGCAAGATGTTCAATTGGCGTTGAGCGCCGGTGTGGGGGTCCTTGTAGAGGAAGCGCTGCTTGGCGTTCATGCCTGGGCGGTAGCGGATCTCGACCTTGTGGTTGGCCTCGGCGACCACTTCCTGGGCCCAGACTAGCTCGCGGCCGGTCAGCGGGGTAATCCTTCCCCAAATGGTGGCGATCGGTCGCCAGTCATTCAGGTTGGGCTCGTTCATCGAGTTCGGGGCTGACGCCGCCGAGCCGGTGGGGAGCTGCTGGATCTGTAGCCGGGCCCTCTTCGGTCCGATCTGGCTCGGTTTCAAACTCGTCTCCGATCACGCTGAGCGCTGCGCCGGGAGGCAGGATCAGGAGCTCGTGAGGAAGGTTGCAGGCGGCGAGCTTGGCGGAGATGGCGAGGGCGTCGAGCGACTCGCCGCCTGCGGGAGATTCGATCACGAACAGGCGCTTGGCCGGCGGCCCGGATTGCCGTTCGGAGGCCCTGGCGAAATCGATGGCCAGGTTGACCTGCTCGAGGATGCCGACGAACGCTGTTTTGACGAACGCCGGGCATTGCATGAAGCGTTCGTCGCCGGCGAGCTGTTTGATGGCGAGGAGGGTTGCGATCAAATCACTCATGAGGCCATTCGTTTAACCGCGACCCAGCGGGGAGCGCGGACAGGTGGGCACGAGTCGATTCAAGGGGACACGCGCTCGCCGTTGGCTCGCGGTTAAACGAACCGGGCGCTGGAAGAGCGCTAGAAGTACTCGCCATCCCATTCGCTGGCGAGTAGCGCCTCGAAGCCCATGGGAACCGGCATGGGGGCGTTACTGGCGAGCGCTTCGCGGTTTTCGTACCAGCTTGCGATCAACATTTTCATGGCGAGCTTGAGCGTGTCGGGCACATCGCCCGGACCGCCGAAACCGGCCGTGTAGGTGACACTGACGGAAGCGAGCTGCTGGATGACGATGGGCCAGATGCTGCCGGGCTTCGGACAAATTCGGCCGGGGCGAGTCGTGTTGTCAACGAGATATTGGCCTGGGTCCAGGACGAGAAGATTGCCCGTGCTCCCATCGATATAGGTGATGATCGTAACGCTCTGCAGGGGCGGCCGCGGCACGCGAAAGCTGGCTCGATCAGGCCAATAGCGACCGCTCAATTCCGTTTGCGGTACGCGTTGCGACCACAAAATCTCGCTGGCGTATTGCAGGCCTCCGAGCTGGCTATATCTGGGGAACCTGTCGGCGGTGAACTCCCAGGTGGCAGTGCAGAGCTGCATGCCCGTGCGGTTTTCGACGTACTTCCGGGCGGCGGCGATCAGGCTGCGGACGACGGCGTCGTCGTCGGGGATCTCCAAGCGCAGCCAGTCCTTCGCCTCCTGGAGGGTGACCGGCTCGTTGGCGGGCGGGGCGAGCTGTTGGAGGCCGAGAGGCATGGGCAGGCCGTAGGGTGCGTCAAGCGTACTCGCGCCGACGCACCGCTATCGTGGATCACGGGTCGAACGGTGCGTCGGCGCGAGTACGCTTGACGCACCCTACTTGTAGAGCAGCTATGCCTTGGCGACGCCGTTGACCGTGGCGGTGCCGTGTGTGCCGCCCACGTCGTCGATGATCTTCACGCGGTAATAGCGGTAGGGAGCCTGGGCGACGGCGTAGCTGGAGTTGCTGCCGGCGGTCACTTTCGTGGCCGACAGCACGGCGGTCTCGTCGCTGTAGTCGTTGACGTTGGCGGCGAAGATCGACCAGTCGATGTCGTGCGTGGCCACGATGATCGTGTAACAGACGGAGACGAGCTGCGTGGCGTCGATCTCGGCGCCGGCGGCGACGACGGTGGCCGCGGTCGAGGCCTGGACGACGGGCCCGGTCACGTAGGCGGGCGGCAGGTTCAGGAAGTTGACGGCGGTCGTGGCCATGAGGGGAGACCGAAGAGGGGTCCGTGGTCCGTGGTCAGTGGTCCATGGCTTTTCTCGCCACTATCCACTACTCGCTACGCATGGTAACTGGCGGTCGTGAGCTGGGCGCCGACGATCAACAGGCCCGTGCCGGGGGCTTCGGTGATCGGGTAGAAGCCGGTCTTGGCGCTGTCGATGATCTGCACCACGGCCTGGCCGCTGGAGTTCGTGATGATATCGAACGCCTTGGCCGCGACTTTCGCCTGGATCTGCGTCCCGGTCGTGACCGTGACGCCTCCCGAGGCGGTCGTGGCCGTCAGGCCGGCGCCGACCGAGGAATCGGAGAGCCAGAAGGAGAGCTCGAAGACGCCGGCCAGGTTGTTGCCCGAGTTGTCCTGCACCTGCAGGGTGATGAGCGAGTAATACTGGGTGCCGCCGGCGGCGTTGGAGATCACGACTTGCATCGGCAGAGCTGAGCCCTGCACTTCGATATTGGCGCCCGCGGCCAGCTCGAGGATCTTGCCGAGCTGCTTGTCGTAGCTCGGGACGTTCACATAGGGATCAACGGCCATGAGTTTCCCCGTGGGGAGAGAGTCGCAATGGAGGGGTCAGGAGGCAGGGGACAGGAGGCAGGGGACAGGGGTCAGGCTGGTGACTCCTGACTCCTGCTTATTGATTCCTGGCTAGTTAGTTGCCCGATTCGAGGTTCGAAGCGGTGACCGTGGCGTCGAGCGTCACGGGGATTTTGTCGGCCTGATAGAGGATGGCGATCATGTTGTTCACAACGACGTTGGCCGTGGTGCGCGAGAAGGTCGCGGTGATGTATTCTTTCTGCGGCCGCAGCACGTCGACGATGAACAGGCTGTTCGAGCTGGCTCCGCCCGAATCGGTGTAAGCCGCCGTCTGGGCGCCGGTGATGTTCGCGGCGTCGGAGCCGTTGCTGGCGCTGCCTTCCTGGGCGGTGAGCTGCATGACCGCCGTGGTGAGCACGGTGCCGACCGAGCAGATGATGCAGACGGCGTTGTAGCCATCCATCGCGAACGTGGAGCTGGTCTGCAGGGTCGTGCCGGCGGCGGCGCCGTTGAAGATCTGCTTGATCTTGAAGTTTTTCAGGGCGTTGAGAACGGACATGGCGTTTCCTTTGGAGTGCGGCGCTTTACCGCCGTTTTTTTTTTTTGGGGGGCGTCGAACAAAGCGGCGGTGCCCGCCGCAGTCCAAAAAAGGGGCGGCAAAGCCGCTAGGGCTTGCGTGTGCGCTTGGCCGCGTTTTCCGGAGCGGAGCGGCTGGCGGTTTCGGGCGTCACCGCGATCGCCCATTTCATGGCGATCAGGCGCTTGCCGGTGGCCTCGTCAACTTCGAGCTCTTCGCCCTCGTTGATGTTTTCCTGCTCGGAGGCCGCCGAGACGATGCCGCGAATTCGCATGAGTTTTGCCCTTGGCTGTAGCACAAGCTGATAGCTTGTGCGGGGAAAGGGCGCGGCCCCTGGGCGATGAGGCCGCGCGAGGAAGTAGACAGTAGACAGTAGACGCTGCTGTTTGCTGTCTGCTGTCTACTGTCTACTCTTCTTAGTGGTACAGGTAGGCGACCGGGTGTGTGCCCGCGTCGAGCAGGTTGCCGTCGTGGCGGCTGAAGGCGATGAAGCCAACCTGGTCGGCGTCTGCGTAGCGTTCGATCAGGCGGCGCAGGCGGAATTCGCTCACGTCGCGGATCTTGTACTTGGACAGGTCGCCGTAGAGGACGGTCTTGTTCGTCGAGGCCACGGCGTTGACCATCGACTGGTTGATGTACACCGGGTCGCCGTCGATCGTGTCGGGGATCTTGCCGGCAAGGCTGGCTTGCCACAGCGGCCGGCCGAGGCCGTCCTTCAGTTTCTTGACGACCAGGAGCACCTTGTCGTGCAACATGAAGCCGACGCCGGGGCCGGTTCGGTACGCCGGGTCAACCGTGTGCTTCAGGTTGTAAAGGTCGTCGGAGAGGATCGCCGACGTGGACAGGCCCTGCGGTCCCTGGGTGGCGGCCGTGACGACGCCGGTGGGCTGCGCGGCGCCGGTACCGGTCGTGAAATGGTTGGCCGTGATCCTGCCGATGCGGATGCCGAGCAGCCGGCCCAGCTCCGCGGCCAGGTCGAAGGCGGAATCCTCCATCAGCTCGACGGGGACCAGCACGAGGTTGCTCGTGTACTTGTACGCATGGAAGACGATCTGTCCGAATGGAACGTCGAGCGGGGCGACCGTGGTGTTTTCGGAGAGGATCGAGCCGAGGTTCGTGGTGTCGTTGACGGTCGGCCAGGGGAGGTCGTTGCCGCTGTTGGTGCGCAGCACGTCGGCAACTTGGCGAATGCCGCCGAATTGCAGGAGGGCTTCCTCGAGGTTCTGGACGAACCCTTCCGGGATCGTGGCGCCGCCGCCGGTGACCTGCGTGACCGACAGGGCCCGGCTCTCATTCCTGAACCAGGCGCTACGGAATTTGCGGTAATCGCCGGTCGCGAAGCGGGCCGAATAGGAAATCGACTTGGGATTGATGCCCACGCGCTTGCAAGCGTCGCGATGGCGCTTGTCGAGCTTTAGCTCCTGGCCGTCCTTGGTCTTGACGCCGCGACGGCACCAGGCCTGCAGGGCCAGGGCGCGGTCCTCGTCGCTGGACGGCTGGTCCTCGCGACCCTCGCCCTCTTCCTCCTTGCGGCGCTTGCCGCCGTCAAAGTCCTCGCGGCCGGGCGGGTTCTTGTCGACCGGCTGCCGCAGGTCTTTTTCGAGCTCGGCGGCGCGCTCGGCGATCTCCGCCTTGCGCTTGGTCTCGTCATAGTCCTCGTTGAGCCGGACCCACTTGTCGTTTTCCTCGGCAGTGAAGTCCTTTTTCTCGCCCACCAGGGTGGCCGCCATGTCGCGGATGTCCTTGGCGAGCTTGCCCATCTGCTCCCGGAGGTCCTTCGGGGTGGGCGGCTGGGCGGAGTTGGGAGCGGCTTCAGGCATGGGATTCTCGAACGGTGATTGGCGCCGGCGAACGGGCTGGAAGTGCGTGGCCCGGCCGGCGTGTGGAAGTGCGAATGTTAGGAGACGATGGGTGAGTCGAATTAGATCGACGGCGGGACCGGCCGGCGCGATTAGACGCGCTGCCGGTTATGCGGAGGCGAGACTAGCAAAAGGGGGCTTGCCGAGTCAAAAAAAGAGTAGACAGGAGACAATAGACAGCAAACAGGAGCATGGGCGCACCGCGCCTGGGCCCGTTTACTCTCTACTGCCTACTGTCTACTCGCTCTGTAGCGGAAGCCGCCCTCGGCGTTGAAGTCGATCTTGGCGTCGTCGTCGTGCAGAGAGCCTAGAACGGCTTTTAGATCGTCGACGGTGACTTCCGTTTCAACGGGGGGCTGCGCGGGTATCGCCATGGATTGTGGGTTAGAGTAAGGTTCGTTCAAGTACGGCGCCCGGAAAGACTGGTAGGAACTGCGAATGATCGACGGGCCATAGCTGCTTGCAAATGGTCGAGGGCACGCAAACGTCCGAAGGCCGGCACGCATGGCGCGCAGAGGATCGGTCGTGAATGGATAAATCGCCCGAGGATGAAGACAAGAAGAGAGCTCGATATTTGGCGGCAACACAAAAACACTCGGGATGGTCAGCGAGCCGCCCTGGGAACGCATGTTTAGCCGGCCAAGGCCGATTGCAGGGAACGCGCCGGATAGCGTTAACAGGCCTTCAACGGCTAGACGAGGGATCTGACGAAGGCTCTCGGCCTCATGGTTGACCACCGGGCGACACTCGGCCCGTTCTACCTGCCAAGGGCTCCCGAAAACATCCGTGAAAACGATCTCCCCGCGCCAGCTATCGCCCTCTTCGGCCATATAGACCGGCATGGCATATGCCGCAGGAATGGAGGCGTCCGCCCAGTAGATATCGAGGCATTTCCCGCATTGCCCCGACCACAGTTCGCGGACGCCGCCTTGATCCACGTATCGGCGCCGAACCACTTCGAAGACGGTAGCTCCCGGCGGCCAATCTAAGCCGCACCTGCAAAACGCCCGGAGAAAACTTCCGTTGAAACCGAGGTCGGCATGCAGCCAGAGAGATTGCGGCTGCGGCTGATGGAGCTGAAGAATGTCGGCGAGCAACCGATCGTCCGGGAGCATTTCCACGCAGTTCACTAGAGGAACTCCCGGCCCGGTTGCCATTTGCCGGCGACTTCGTCGGCGCGCACCCAACCATGCTGGCGCATGCCCTCGAGATCGAGATGGCCCATATGCAGCTGCGGATCGACAATTAGCGTGAGGAAGGTAGTTGGGTCGATGCCCTTACTGATCAACAGGGCGGCGAACGTCTCGTACATGTCCACGCGGACATCAGGCCGCAGCGGCTGCGATGCGCGCACAACGATCACGTCACCCGGTTGAGGGCGCAGTTTCACGATCGTGTCGATGCAATCGTCGATATCCATGCCGGCAGATTCTACCGGCCGGCATCGAGCTCGACTAGCCGAGCCCGGGCCTGAGCCTGAGCACGCGAGGTCAGCAGGACGGTCGTTGTCGTGGTGCGCGTCGCCTTCCAGGCTTCATAGGCGTTGCGGACTTCGGCGGTCGTGGCCGAGTAGGCCGGAAACGTCACCGGGCCGATATCGTAGAGATCGACGTCGTGAATCTCGCGCACGTCCTCCGCATTGTCGCCGCCGGCGACGTACATTTCCCGCACCACGCGGAAGCCGAAGGAGCTGCCATTCACGTCGCCGCGCGTGAGGTGCTGGCAGACGTCGCGGGCAATCGACGTGTCCGCGCAGTCGATCGCGTACGCTAGGCCTTTCTTGTCGACGCTGCATTTCATGGTGCCGGCGGACGTCCGCCCCAGCACCAGGTCGGCATTGTGGTTGAAGAGGCCGAGGACGTCCTGGCCCTCGCGGAGGGCGCGGTCGAAGGCGGTGGGCATGATGCGTTCGCACAGATCGCTATAGAGCTGGTATTGCGTGCCGCCCTGCGGATCGCCGTCCCAGAAGACGGCGCCGTAGCCGAGGATCTCGCCCAGGTCGCCCGAGGGATCGTCGGAGGCACGGGCCTGGAGCTTGACCGGACAATGGCCGGCGGGGAGGAAGCGGCGTTCGGGGGAGGGGAGGGGCGACGGGCCAGGCGCTAGGGGTGGGGGCATGGGATTCTCGTGGATCGGGTGCAGAGGTTTGTACTGAGGACAGGCTCGCGCCAAGCCGCAAAGACGCCAAGGTGATTGCTTTGCGACTTCGCGGCTTTGCGCGAGTTCATTGTTTGATCAAATAGACCTCGGTTTTGTCGACGCCCAGTAGCTGGCGGGCCATGAGGCGGTGATGGCCGTCGTGGATGTAGAGCTGGCCGCCGCTCTTGACGACGTAGGGCTTGTCGAGAGGCAACCCGCCGCCCACTTTCCAGAGCGAGCCGGCCTCGTCGGGGTTCTTGATGTAATGCTCGACGCGATTGCGTTTGACGGTGTCGCGCGTGGCGATCAGCTTGCGGAGCTTGACGGTCTTGGGCTTGGCTCCCTGGAGATCGGCGGCGACCGGGGTATACGGGGGCTTTTCCTCGACCGGCATCGTCACGGCCACTTCGCCGGGCTTGTCGGCCTCGGGGAGGCGCTTGAGGATATCGAGGGCCTGGTCGACGGTGCGGTCGGGCTCGTCGACGGCGCGCATTAGTTCGTCGGCCAGGGCCACGGGCAGCGTGGCTTCCATGTCTATCATGAAATGATCGACTTTGGCAGGCAGCTCGGCCGCGGGCAGGTCGGCGAAGCGGAGGAAGGATTCGCTGAGCAGATGGAGCAAGCGGTCGACTTCGGCGTTTTGTGGCACGAGCGACCCGCTTGTGCTACAGGCCTTGCACGCGGCGATCGCGGGCGTCAGCGCTTCGAGCATGACCGCGCGATGCTCCTCCGCGAGCTGGCCAACCCAGGCGCGGAACTCTTCCGGCTTTTTCGCCGCTTTGCGGGCGTGCACCCCGATGCGCCGGAGCATGCGCCGTGTCGCGTCGACGACAAGCGCTCGATGCGCTTCAAGCAAAGCTCCATTTGCCGCATAAAGCTTTCCAGCGCTTCCGGCGGCGCCGTCAGCGCGCACCGGAGCACCTGCAGGCTGACCCTTTTTCGCGGGCTTCTTATTGCCCTTGGAATCTTGCCCTCCAGAGGCGGCTGGCTTCCCTCCACTGGCTCCTCCGTTCTCTCCGTTTGCTCCTGTTCCCTCTTCGGGCGCCGGCTCGGGGTCCTGCAGCACTTCCTCCCCGACGGCAATGCCGAAGCGCTCCCAGGGCGTGCCGTCCGCGCCCACATCATGCCAGGCAGCCAGGAAATCGTCCGCGGCCATCAACTTGCGACCGGGAGCGACTTTCATGCCGCTGTCTTCGACCACGTTGGTTACGGATGGATCCTGGAGGATGACCTGGCCCAGGGCCAGGCCGATGACCGCGACGCCATGGCCGGCGCTCGCGGTCTGCTCCTCGCCGGGCTGCACGTAATCCTGGATGTAGCAGATGGTGGGCTGGCCCGCCTTGTAGAAGCGCACCAGGTCCTCGATCGACAGGTTGCTGGCGGCGGTGACGACCAGGCCCTGGCGCGTCAGGTAATCGGCGACGGCCGCCGGCGGCGTGCCGGCTGCCGGCGTGGTGCCCAGCGCGGCGACATAGTCTGCGAGCGTGTCGGGGCCCTTGCCGAAATATTTGCACACCGACATGACCAGGGCGGGGATGCAATCGCCCTGGCCGGTGCAGGGCACATCGGGCAGATCGAGGACCTCCGTGCCGGGCTCGCCCTGGGCGGCTGCCGGGGCGCCGTCCTCGTCGGCGTCGGGATCTTCGCCGCCGACCCAGCGCGTGTTGTTCGTGTTCTGGGCGTACTGATCGCCCTCGGCGTCCTGGCGGGGATTCTTGCCTTCTTCCTCACGGACTTCATTGGGGCTCAGGATGCCGTTGGGCAGCGCGAACGTGTACCACGCCGTCCGTTCCTGGAGGTTGGCGCGCAGAAGCTGCTTGCGGTCAAACTCGAAGTAGACGTCGCCGCGCTCCTTTTCGCGATCCGTGAGGAGCTTGTCCCAGCACTCCTCCTCCCACATGGTCAGGATGGGATCGAGGGCCTCGTCCAGATAGCTCTGGTTCGATTGCTCGAGCGAATTGTAGCTGGTCTGGTTGGGATCGCCGAGCTTGTGCGGCGGTACACCGAACCAATTGGCAATCTCGCGGATTTCGAAGGCGCGGCTATCGACGAGCTGGGCGTCGCGGGCAGAAATCTTGATCTGGTGCAGTTTGACCCCGCCGCGCAGCACGGCAGTGCGGTGGGCGTTCTCCAGGCCTGCGTGCATGCGCTCCCAGGACTCGCGCAGGTTTTGCACGGCCTCGGGCTTCATTCCCTCGGGATATTCGAACACCACGCGCGGCTCGGCATTGTTGCGGAAGAAAATCGAGGTATACGTCTGCATGGCCATGCCGAGGCCCCAGCTTTCGCGGGCCTTGGCGACGACCGAATAGCCGAGCAGGCCGTCGTAGGACAGGCCGCGCAGGTGGAGGATGTCGCGCGGGTCGATCTTGCGCATGGCCAGGTTGGGCACGTCGAGCACGTACCAGAGCTTGCCGGCGACGCGGATCGGGTACATCTGGGTCGGGTTGACCGGGATCAGCTCGAGCGGCCGGCCCTCGCCGTCGCGCTGGATGTAGCTGTAGTGGTTGCCCTGCAGGAGGACGTGCGCCGTGCCTGTTTTCTTGACGACCCCGGCCGTCATCTCGGAATTAGGCTTGTGGCGTACGAGTCTATAGGACGGGTGGGATGTGTGCAGCTCGCGGCCGCGCTTGACGCCCCGCCAGGGCGCCAGCGGCAGGCGCGCAGCGTCGCCGGCGATCAGATTCACGCACCGCCAGATCGCCGCGTAGGAGAGCGCGGTCTGGGCATTGACGTTGACGCCGGAGCTGGCCCGGTAGGAGCCGAGGGCGTCATAGAGCCAATCGTCGGGAGCGGACAGGGGCGTCGATGGGTTTTCAAGCGAGCGCCATTCGAGGTGGGCTTTGACGCGCACGGGCGGCGCTTCGGCACGTGTGACGATGGCGGGCAATCGGTTTCTGGCGGGGGCGGGGGCATCGGCCATGGTGGGAGGCCTGGGCGCTGAAGTGGGTGGGTCTACTGTCTACTTCCTTAAATGAAATCGATACCGGCGAAGGATGGATCCGGCGCGAGAAGGGCCTGCGACAAGCCCATAAGGCCGGCGGTCACGCCGTCGATCTTGTCCTTGGACTTGTCCTTGTCCGGGCGGACGTTGCCGTTGCTATCCTTGCGCACGGACACATTCTTGATCATCCAGCGCATGACCGGATTGCCGTCGTGGCGAATCTTGCGGGCGAGTACCAGCTTCTCGAACTCCTGCATTGGCTCATTGTAATTCCGCAAGGTTTGCGGGAACTCGAGGAGCTTGAGGCCCTGATCTTGCAAGTGACTGGCCACCTGGGTGGCATTCCACGGATCGAAGGCGAGGCCCTGCAGGTGGTATACCTCGGCGTCCTCCAGCAGGTCCTTTTCGATCTGGTCGTAATCGGCCACGTTGCCGCGCGTCGCCTTGATATAGCCGGCGGCCATCCATGGCTGGAGCAGCGTCAGATTCTTCTGCTGCCGCCGCGTGTCCGCCTCTTCGGGGCACCAGAAACGCGGAATGAGGAGGTACTGGTCTCCCTGCCGGAAGATTTTTACGAAGGCGGTCAAGTCCATCTTGGAGGCAAGGTCGAGCCCGGCCCAGAAGCCTTGACTGACAAGCTGCTCGAAGTCGATATCGATGCGGCAAGCATCCCAGGCGTCGAGATCGAACCACGTGAAGTTCGATTCCTGCCAGAGATTCAGGCGGAGCTGGCGGAAGTTGGCCTGCGCAGCAGGCGAGGCTTGCTCCGCTTCACGAAAATCGGCCTCGAAGGACGCCAGGGTGATCGTAGTCCCTAGCGACGGGTTAGCCTTCTGCCATTGCTTGCGATTTTTCCATTGCGCGTCGGAGTCCGCCTCCGCGATATAGACCAGCAGCTCATCGTCCTCGATCTCCTCGGTAAAGACACGCTTGGAGTAGAGGTAACGCTCGCGACCGAGGGAGGTCAGGTCGTCGCCGGCGGTGGAGATCGACCCGAAGAGCGGCTGCCGCCGCGCGGCGCCGGCATACCGCAGCGTCTGGTACATCTCGCGCGTGACGACGTGCAGCTCGTCGATAATGGCAAAGCTGGCGTTGATGCCGTGCCCCGACTTGTGGGCTTCCTGCGAGAGGACCTTGTAAAAGGAGCGCGTTTCGGGGTAGACGATGCGTTTGGTCGTCTCGATCACCCGCAGCCGGTTGCGCAGCTCGGGAGACTGCTCGACCATCGCCTTGGCTTCCTCGAACACGATGCCCGCCTGCTCGCGGTCCTTGGCGGCGCCGAAGGCATGGGCGCCGATCTCGCCATCGACGATCAGGGCATCGATCACCATCGCCGCGGCGGTGGTGCTCTTGCCGTTTTTTTTGGGCACCCACCACTCGAAGCGGCGATAGCGTCGGGTGCCATCCGGGCGCTTCCACCCGTACAGGGGCCCGAGGCAGGAGAGCCATTGCCAGTCGAGCAGCTCAAACGGGCGGCCGGCGAATTCTCCCTTGGAATGCCGGATGAACTTTGCGTAAAAGCTGCGTCGGCGATCAGCCGCTGCGAGGTCGAACCAGCATCCTCGGTCGACAGCGCGCTCGTCCGCCTTGGCGTGGACCCACTTGCGTGTCTCACGACGCGAGGAATTCGTCGAGCTCGTCTTTCTCGTCGTTCGTATTTCCAACGGACAGCTTGCTCCGCGAGGACGGGTCGAGGCCGAAGAGTGCGGCGAACGTCTTCAGCGTTGCCCAGGCTGAGCGCTGTTGCGCCACCGCTGGGTGGGACTGGACGTAGCCGCTTTCGAGCGTGATGTAGCGCGATTCTTTGCGCAGCTCCTCGGTTGCCTGGCGAAACTCGGCCCACGCCTGGCAGTAGGTGGCCAGGGCGTCGCCATCAACGATTGTCAGGAGCTTGAGCCTGCTCAGCTCCGGCACGAGCTCCTTCCACTTTTTCTTCGCTTCACCGTCTAACCAGTCCGGGCATTTCGGCACACGAGCCGTCGGCTTCGGCTCCTTGCGGCTCAGCGGCCGTTTACCCGGGTTTCCGGTCAGCTCCTTGACCCTGGTTGGCTTCGGCGGCCTCCCTCTCGGCATGGCTGGCCTCTCCCTACCCCCTACCCCCAATTTCGCGAAAAAACGCGCGCGTCTGCGTAAACGGTCAAATCGGCGCGAGGGCCCAGAAATTAGGCGCCCCCCTGGTGGCATGGGGCTGTATCAGGGTGATACAGTCAAAATGGCAGGCATGATCTTGACTGCGTGTGCATTAGAGATAAAAGGTAGGTATGAACTTCAAAGCACCGTTCGAACTGTGGTGGCGTGGCGGCAGGCCGGCGATCTTCGACGCGAATCATGAGTTCGTGTGCCGATTTGCTAGTAACGATCCCATCTTTGCACAATGGATGATGGAGCTGCTTAACAAAACCGTTCCGTTAGAACCAAGTGAGCTCGAACGCCAGCCCACTACTACCGACGTTGAGCACGAACGAGGACGTACCGGCTGGAAAGTCGAGGACGGTCGGGTTAGTCGGGTGAAGACTAACGCCAGTGTCGCCCGCGACGCCCCCCAGCGTGATGCTTGCGGTATTGGTGCTGGGCTTTGCAATCACGCAAGCGACGTATTGACTGCCTGGCACAGTGATGGTGTTGTTGCCGCTGATCGAGGTTAGCTCGGTGACAGCGCCGCCGCTCGTCGCGTTGACAATCGTGAATGGTCCGATTTGCTTCGAGCCGCTGGGCTCACCGGTGACCTGACCGCTGATACTGACATTGGCGACGCTCATTTCTTTCCTCTACCGAAACCGCCGTCTTCCGTTGCGGTCTTCACGTCATGATGGTGCTTGCATAAACCTTGGTGATTGGTTGGATCCCAGAAAAGCTCATAATCGCCCTTGTGTGGCGCGATATGGTCGATCGTGTTGGCGGGCGAGTGGCAGTCAGGCCACTTGCAAATCGCATTCTCAGGGTTCGCGAAAAACGCAATGCGGTAAACTTGCCAACGGCGCCCGTAGAGCTGTCTCCATGCGGGCCGAACTTCAGGCTGCTTCGCGCCCGCAAGCCGTGGAGGCCGGTAAATCCTTGCGGCGTATGGCACGATTTACCTCGGCGCCACGCCGTGGGCGTAATGCTCGAAGGCGAAAACAATGTTCGTCCCGCCGGTCGTAGTCAGCTTGTAGACCACGCGAAACGTATGATCGGCCTTAGCAAACACGGTTCCTGAAATCTGGTGAAGGAAATTCCGCCCTATGGGATCAAAACTGCGCCATAGCCCATCGTTGGCCAGCAGCGTGATTGCCGACGAGGTGATCGACGGTGTGGCAATGGGAGTGCTCGCCGCGTTGCCTAGTTGAAGATCGTAGACAGTGCAGGAAATCGATTGTACGTCGGCTGGCGCGACCAGGTTGCCCTCGCCGCCGACAATAGCGCCGCTGCCGTCGGCCGAAATCAGCCGCGCCTGAAAAGCCTGGTCGTTGCCGACCGGCGCTTCGCTGTGATACAGGATGGGCTCGTTCATGGGCAACAGGTTTCGGCGACGGTGGCGCCAAGAGGAATTGACTGGACTGCAGTCGGCCCGGGGCTAACTGAGAAGCCCGCAGTTGCGCCGAGCACGATGGATTGGGCAGCAGTCAGGCACAATGGGCCGAAGACGAGAATGACGGTGGGGCCGGCCAACCAAACGGCGCAGGCGGTCCGTTGATAGCCGACTTCCGAAGTTTCAAGCGGCTCGTACAATCGCCGGCGCCGCCAGGGCAAGTTCTCGATCGCAGCCACGACTGGCTGGGCGAGCCAGGGCCATGTTTGCCGTTTGGATTCTTCTAATGGGCTTCCCTCTGCGACCCTTTGTTGTCGCAGCCAGCCGAGAAGCGAAACGTCGTATATGGCGACCCAGGGGCGCCTTGGCTGCTGTTCTTGCTCGATTAGCTCGACGGCGACCGGTTTGCGGTTCCAAGGAATGGCATCGCTGACGCCGTGCGTCGGCCCCTGGAACCAAACAAACCTAGGCTGCTGTTCTAGCTGAGGATCTTCGAAGAGCCGGCTACGCCTCATCCACGGCATATACTCGACAATCGCGGCCGCAGCCATCGGCAGCCAAGGCCATGGCCTCCTGCTCGGCTCCGCCGGCTGAATGTCTTCGTCAAGCTTCGAACGTCTCAGCCACGACAGAGGCGATTGTTCGGTCCCTGGCAGCCAGCTTGCGGTAACGAAACTGAGGAGCAGCGCGTCTTCCGTCGCGATCGACTTTTTGAACCACGGCATGTACTCAATCGTGGAGCCTGTCGTGTATGTGACGACTATAAGCCCTTGACCGCCGACGTTACCAGCGGTTGCACCACCGCAATTGCCCGCTCCTCCACCATACAACCCGCCAGCCCCTCCAGATCCGCCGCTCGCATCGTATGAGCCTGCGCCACCCCCGCCAGCCCCGTGTGATGCGTCCCATTCAATGCCGTTTCCGCCTGGTCCGCCTGCAACACTACCGACATTTCCTCCACCACCTCCTGATCCACGTGACCCAGAGCCGCTGGGAACCGTTCCTCCAGCCGTGCCGTCTTGAGCCAATCCGCCGGCGCCTGATGCTGTACCGGTTGCTGGCGATCCTGCCGTTGCGCTCGCACCGCCTGCACCACCGCCTCCACCTGCAAACGCCCCATCGTCAACTCCGCCCGCTTTACCAGCCCCGTTTGGTCCACCTGCACCACCGGAGCCGCCGCCTCCAGAACCAGGGGTGTTGCCGCCGGCTCCGCCAGAATTGGCCCCAATGCTTGGAGTGCAAGCCGCGCCTGCTCCGCCTGCCCCGCCTGTCGAACCAGTTCCAGCCAGGCCAGCCTTCGCAATTACAACGCCGCTGTTCCAGTTGGTATCGGTACCATTGCCACCTGTGCCGCCGGCGACAGCTCCCGCGCCGCCCGCTCCAATTGCTACCGTGACGCCGGCACCAGAAACATAAGCCACGATCTTCGTGGCGTAGGCAGCTCCTCCTGAGCCGCCATTGTTGGAGGAACTGGCTCCAGCCCCTCCGCCAATATTCTCGATCTTGATGTTCGACCCGTCAGTCGGAACGCCAGGCCAGGTCGTGCCAGAGGTGATGAAGGCGAGGCTCAAGAGGCGATTCCAGCGACGACCATCTGGCCCACGCGTGCATTGCCAGTGATGTCATGCAAGATTTGGCCGAGGGGATGGGTATCTAGAGTAGGATCGCCGTGGATGACGGCGGCAACCGTGCCATCAGCCCCCTTGACAATGCAGCGATCGGAAGAAGGCGGCCGGCCAGTGAAGCGCTTGAGCATTTCATCCAGACCGAGTCGGTGGTAATCGCCCCTGTCGCCGACCATGAGGCCGAGCCGACTGTCGAAATTGGCGACGTGCGCAAGCAGGCCCGGCACCTCGGCATCGTCGTCGGGCACATATGCGACCCGCCGCCGGCATTGGTCGGGCGAATAAACGATCACGACCTTGGTTTGGGCCAAGGCTCACCCTTGCTCGAAGAGGTCGAAGACGGCGTTACGGTTGGCCGTGGCGACGGCCGCGCCGGTGAGAAATGACTGGAAGGCTTCCAAGGCGGTGACTGCGCTCGTCATGTCGTTGACGCTGCGATCGGATTGCAGACCGCTGATGATGCGCGTATCGATGGGATGGGCGGCATTGGGCGAAGCATCTGCCTGCCCCAGGGAGCCGTCGGCATTCACGGCCGCGGTGGCGAATGCAGCCCAAACAGTGCCCCAACTGTTGGCGTTGTACTGCGTGACGAACTCGTTCACCGCCGAGCGCAGCAAGCGAAGCTGCTGCACTGCGTTGTAGAGCAAGTTGGCGCCATTTACGCCTGCCGATTGCTGGGTTGCTGCCATGGGCGTTTGATCTCGTGTTGGAGGATTGCTTTGTGGAAGAATGATCGAGGACTTACGCCTGCAAGGCGGCTTCCTCGAGAAGTGCAGATATCTGCACCGCCGTCAGCTTGGTGCCTGTGAAATGGAAGAGTCGCTCGTCCTGCGCCAGCGGAGTCACCTTGGGCGCCAGTTCGATCTGCTTGCCGGTCGGATCTTTGGCAAACTGCGGCTCGCTGCGCGCCGTCGTGATGCGGGCCACGACTTTGCCGCCGGTCACCTCGGCCTTGTAGCCGTCGTCGGTCTTTTCGAATGTGAACATGCAAATCCTCGAATAGGTAGCAGGCTCGTTCAACCGCGAGCCGACGGCGAGCGCGCGAACAATCAGCGACTCGACTATTGCCGGCCCGGGCTCCCCGCTGGGTCGCGGTTGAACGAGCCGGCGGCTTTGCGCGAGTTTTTTCCTTAGCTGCCGGTTTCTTCGACCACGGCAGAGCCCGAGAAGTGGCACGTGCCGCTGACCGTGCTGAGCAGCTCGAAGGTAAATCCTTCGTTGAGCCCGGCAACCGGCGCATCGGGAAAGCTCATGTCTATGCCGGCGTAGTTGTGCACGCCGACGCAGGGGATGTTCACCGCCGTCCCGCTATCTGTGGCCTGGGTCGTGTCATTCGTGTGCGCGGTGAAGCTGGCGGCTGCGTCGCCCGGATCTGCCGGCGAAGGCGTGGGCGTGGATCCGCCTGAGCCCTGGGTCATGGTCGCCGGGAAGTACCGGCAGCGGATGCGCAGCGATTGGGCGATCTGCAAGGAGGTGTCGGTCGCACCCAGAACGATGCGTTTGAGCTTGCAGGTTTTGCCGGAGCTGCCTTTGATCGAGACCAGGTCCTGGGCCGCGCTGATGGCGACGTTTTCGAACGCAACGTAATAGGTGCGAGGCATGAGCGATCCTTGAATGGGGGGGGGCTAGAAAGAGGGGGCCAGAGGCGAGGCTACCGGAGGGAAACGGAAAGCTGTGACGGGCGAGAGCCTAGCAAAAAGGGGGCTGCGGGAGCAAATGTGCAGGAAGTAGACAGTAGCCAATAGACAGCAAACGATAGCGGATGGCGCTAGGCTGTTTATTGTCTACTGCCTGCTGTCTACTTTTTCAAAGCCGATCGATGACGCTCTTCTGGCCCGCTGAAACCGCAGAACAAGGTATCAAGTAAACCCCTTGCCTC